CCGCGCAGTGGTCTGCCGTAGCCTCGCTGCTGGCCGCCCAGGCCAATGGCCCGCTCAAGCCACCGGAGCAGGGGCGCTTGTGGCAGTCGGCCGACTTCATGCCGGCCGAGCTGTGGGCGGACCCTGACGCAGCCGAGCCCGCTGAGGAAACCGGCGAGATGACCGTCGCCCAGATCATGGACAGCGCTCGCCGCGCGGGAATGGTGCACTGATGGCAGATCCAAAAATCCGCATCCGTGCCAGTGATGACACTGGCGCCGCCTTTCGCTCTGCCAATGACAATCTGCGCGAGCTGCAGCAAAGCGCCATTGCCATCGGTGCGTCGTTGGGTGGTGCATTGGGTGCCGCAGGCCTGGCATCACTGGTGACCGGCGCCATAGATGCGGCCGACGAACTGGCCAAACTGAGTCAGCGCGCAGGCGTCGCGGTCGACGTCATGGGCGGCCTGGCATTCAATGCGGATCTGGCCGGCGTCTCGCTTGAGCAGATTGGCAGCGCATCCGACAAGCTCAATCGCACACTGGCCGAGGCCGCCAGCGGCACCAAGCTCAGCAAAGAGGGGTTCGATTTGCTGGGCGTGGCCGTGGTTGATGCGGCTGGAAAGACGCGCGCCGTCGATGCTGTCATGGCCGACGTGGCCGACCGATTCGAGAAGTTTTCCGACGGACCAGAGAAAACCGCCCTGGCAGTGCGCCTGTTCGGCAAGGCCGGCGCAGAGCTGATACCGCTGCTCAACGGTGGTGGCGCTGCGATCCGCGAGAACACCGAATATTACCAGCGCCTTTCTGGTGTCACCGAGGAGCTGGCACAGCGCTCAGAGGTTTTCAACGACACGATGACCAAGGTGCAGTTGGTAGGCAAATCGCTTGGTAACAACCTCGCATCTGCCCTGCTGCCTGCTCTGCAGGCCGTGGCCGATGAGATGCTGCGCATCGCCGAGTCGGGCGGCATGTTCCCCTCATTCGGACGCGCGGTCACAACGGTCTTCGAGACCGTCACCATCCTGGCTGCAAACGTCACATACGTGCTGCAGGGCATTGGGCGCGAGATCGGAGCCATCACCGCGCAGGCCGTCGCGCTGGCCACGCTGGACTTCAAGGGTTTCACCGCGATCAGTGATGCCGTCAAAGAGGATGGTGTTCGTGCGCGTGCCGAGCTCGATGCACTAGAGCGTCGCATTCGCGGCATTGGCCTGCCATCGGCCGATGATGAATCAGAAGCCGAACGCCGACGCCTGGGCCTGGGTCGTGCCGCGCCAAAGCGTACCAGCGCGCCGCGTTTGGCCGCCACCGGTGGCGATGGCGCGGCTGCAGCAAAGAAGGTGCGCGAGCTCGACCTCACCAACAAGGCGCTGGCCAGCTACGCCGAGCAACTGCAAGGGACCATTGACAAAACCCAAGACCTTACCGCAGTCGAAGAAGCGCTGCTGTTTTTGCGCCGCAAGGGCGCTGGCGCCTCGCTGGACGATGCCGCCCACATTCTGAATTTGGCGCGCCAGGTCGACGAGACCAGGCGACTGAAAGACGAGACCCAGGCCTTGATCGACATCGACAAGACCCTGGATGACCAGGCGCGCGAAAAGGCCCAGCGGCGCGATGACAACCTGCAGCGGCTGCTGGATGCCACGCCAACCGGGCAGCTCGAAAAGAGCCGCGCCGACGTTGCCCTGCTCACAGAAGAGTTCCAGCGGTTCATCGACACCGCCGGTCAGGCTGGTATCAGCGAGCAAACCTACCTCGAAGCGGTCTCGACGCGGCTCAATCTCACCGCTGAAAAGCTCGAAAAGACCAAGAGCCTCGCCGAGGAGCTGGGACTGACGTTCGCCAGCGCTGCCGAGGATGCCATCGTCAATTTCACCAAGCTTGGCAACGTCGTGCAGGGTGTGCTCAAGGATGCGGCCCGGATTGTCGTGCGCAAGACTCTCACCGAACCGTTTGGAAAGTATCTCACCGGTGCGCTGGGCGGCCTGTCCAGCTTTGACGGGGGTGGGAATACAGGTGGCGGTGCGCGCTCTGGCGGACTCGACGGCAAAGGCGGCTTCCTGGCCATGATGCACCCGCAGGAAACGGTGATCGACCACACCAAAGGTCAGAGCGCCGGCAGCGTCACCAACAACTATTTCACTGTCGGAGATGTCGCCAGCGTGTCGATGGTCCGCAAGGCCATCGCCGAGAGCCAGCGCCAGACATTCGCAGTGGCCCGCCGCCAGGAGATGTACTCATGAGCCTGCTCGCGCTGCCCAGCTGGTTTCTAGCTCGCAGTGTGAGCCTCGACCTGCAGGCCAACCAGCGCGTTGGTGCCAGCGTGTTCGGCGGCTCCGAGCAGGCCGTCGATCTGCTCAATGACCGCTGGGTCATGAACGTCTCTCTGGCCGACAGTTGGCACTCCACCGCTGCCGCCAGAGAGGCATTCATCGCCTCTTTCCGCGGCCAGGTCAACTGGGTGGCCCTGTGGCATTTCGTGCGCCCAGAGCCACGCGGCACCATGCGCGGCGCGCCGGTGCTGGCTGGCGCCCATGCGCAGGGCGCTGCAGCGCTCAGCATCACCGGCGGCACCGCGGCGGGCACGCTGCTGGCCGGTGACATGCTGGGGGTGGGTGGCCTGCTGTGCATGGTGCAGTCCGATGTCACGCTCGATGGCGCCGGCGCCGGCACGGTGCCCATCGTCAACCGTTTGCGCGCGGCCCAGGCGGGCGGCGTTGCAGTCACGTGGGATCGGCCCACCGCCCTGTTTCGCCTGCTCGACCATGCCGGCCCGGTCTACCAGCCCGGCATGGCCAGCGGCCCGTCATTGACGTTTGGCGAAAAAATATGAGGTCGCTGATCTCCTCGGTCACCGCCGCGCTGTCCGCCGGCACGTTTGTGCGCGTGCAGCTGGTGTTGATCGAGTTTCCCTCGGGCTCCAAGGCGCTCAATTCCAGCAATTGGGACATCACGTATGCCGGCACGGTGTACAGCGGCGCCTACGGCCTGGGCTCGGTCAGCGCGATCACCGATGCCGGCGGCGGTGCCATCAAGGGCATCATGCTAGAAATGATCAGCGGCGAAAGCGGCACCATCGCGCTGGCGCTGGACGATGCCGACGAAGTGCAGGGCGCGCCCATCACCATCCGAACTGCGGTGTTCGACCCGGCCACCTACCAGGTGCTGGACGCACCGGTGGATTTTGTCGGCAAGTGCGACACGATGCAGATCGAGGAGGGGTCGGCCAGCGTGTCGATAACGGTCACAGTCGAAAGCAATGCAGTGGATCTGCTGCGCTCCAATCCATCGACCTATTCCGATGCAGATCAGCAGGCCCTCTATCCTGGAGATCGGGCGTTTGAATACGTTGTCGACCAGATAGACAAGCCCATCGTGTGGCCGAGCCGAGAGTATTTTTTTCAATGACGCGCAAACCAGATTGGGCGCTGTGGCTAGACGCATTGGTCACTGCGCGTCTGTTCGAGCCGTTCTCATGGGGAAGCAATGACTGCGCGTTGTTCGCGGCCGATGCTGTGCAGGCAGTCACCGGCACTGACTTGGCACAAGCCATACGCGGTTACCGTGGACCGCGCCAGGCGCTGCGGGTATTGGCAGATCACGGTGGGGTACGTGCCATTGCCTGTGCCGCGCTCGGGAACCCGCATGAGGACATCATCGATTCACGCGATGGAGATATTGCCATGATTGTGAGCGGCAAGCGCGAGGCCCTCTCACTCGTGTATGGCGGCATGGCCGTCGCGCCGGGACCGGATGGGCTGCATTGGGTGCCGCTTCCCAATGCCTTGTGTGCGTGGAGGGTCGGGTAATGCCAGCGCTTGTCACTGCCGCTGTGTCATGGATTGGCAGCACACTGCTAGCCAATACCGCACTGGGCGGGCTGCTGATGATGAACGCAGGCGTGATCGCATCCGGTGCCATGCTCGTGGGCGGACTGGCATATTCATCCTCTCGCGCCCGATCTGCAAAGCGCAAGGCGCGCGACGCATTCAACGCCGCGCAGGTAGACCGCCTTGTCAACGTCACCAGCGCCACGGCTCCGCGTGAGCTTGTGCTTGGGCGCGTGCGCAAAGGGGGGCAAATATTTTTCAAAGCCAGCACGGGCACGAACAAGACAAAATTTGTCATGTGCATCGCCATCGCCGCGCACGAGATTGACGCTGTCGAGCAGGTGTATTTCAACGACGAGCCTGTCACCCTGGATGGCTCGGGCAACGTCACCAGCGCCCCGTATGCTATCGCCACCCCGACCAGCGCCACGGCTGTGGCGGATGCATCTGGCACCGCCACGCTGCTTGGTGATCCGCTGGCTGGAACGCTCACGGCATTCACCGGGTCGACCGCCGGGCCAGAGGGTGACCTCGAACAGCAGTCGGCTACCGCATCTGGCCTGACGGTGATCACATCACCATATGCTCGGATCGGCTACCAGTACATGGCCACACAACCATGCGCTAGCGTGCGGTGGATGCTGGGCTCTGCGGACCAATGGGCCGATCCTCGCCTAGCGGAATTGTTTCCCGATTTGTGGGGGTCGCCTCACCGTGCAAGGTCTGTCGCTTACCTGATCTGCGAGTTTGACTATAACGAGACGGCATTCCCTACTGGATTGCCAAACGTCACAGCGCTGGTGCGCGGCGCCAAAGCATTTGATCCGCGACAAAACCTGCTCCGATATTCCGAGCTGTTCAGCGATGCGGCGTGGACAAGAGAAAATAGCGCATCTGTCACCGCTGGATTTGCTGCGCCTGATGGCAGCGCGACGGCATTCAGGGGGCTATTTCCTACAGGCACTCTTGCGCGCATCTGGCAATCTGTGAGCGCCGGCTCTGGCCTCACGATACGCATGCTGATTTGGCTGCGCAGCAATACCGGATCATCACAGACTGTCACGTTGCACCTACGCGAAGTCGGTTTTGGCACGACGTACAAATCTGAGACAGTGACCGTAACCACGACATGGCAGCGGTTCTCGGTCGTCGCCACGATACCTGGAATCTCGGTTGGCGTCATGGCGATGATCTACCACTCAAATACCGCCGACCCGACTTGGGATGTTTTGATGTGGGGTGCGCAAATGGTCGCAGGTGCAAATCCGCTGGCCTATATCCGCACGGAGGTCACTGCACACCAGCCCAGCGAGGCATGGAGCGACAACCCAGCGATACTGATGCGCCACATATGGACGCACCCGTGGTTCGGCAAAGCGACGCCCACATTGGCCGAGGATGCGCGCATTGCAGACGCAGCAGCAGCATGCGACACGAGCCATGGATACGTGGTTGATGGCGTCACCGCAACGGTGCCGCTGTATCGGGCCGGCATGGTGCTGCCGTTCGGCGCTGCTGCCAAAGATGCGTTCGACGACCTTGCCGCCGCGATGGCCGGATCATGGGCCTATGCTGGCGGCGAGCTATACGTGCGCGCGGGCGTATTCACTGGCAGCGTCATGAGCCTGACTGATGCTGATCTGGTGGGCATCGTGCGAGACGGAGCCAGCGATCAGGACCGGCCGCTCATGATCCGGCCACACCGCGAGCGCGTCGAAAAGTTCAACGTCGTCAACCTCACGATATGGGACTCGCAGCAATCCTACAAGCAGGTATCTCTGACGCCACTCAAGGGCAACGCATTGATCGCCCGCGACGGCGCCGAACTGGCCAAAGCTATCACCCTGTCGGCAGTGGGCTACGCGCCGCAGGCCCTGCACATTGCCGGCGTGATGATGCGCGATGCGCGTGACCCGCTGACAATCACGCTCAATTTCAAAACCCGCGCGTACCCGCTGGAATTATTCGACACCATTGACATGACTGTGTCCCGATACGGCTGGGCTGCAAAGCTGTTCCAGGTCGTCGGCCGTGATTGGTCAAGCGCTGGCGACCTAGCGTTAACGCTCAAGGAAATCGCGGAAGCTCACTACACACCTGACGGCACATTCGCTCCCCAGGGATACGCGGTTAACACGCAATTGCCAAACCCATGGTTTGTGCCGACCATTGGGACGCTGATCGCATCCAGTGGCGATGCACAATTGCTCAAGCAATCAGATGGTTCGATCATCACGCGCATACTCCTAACCTGGCCTGCTGTCGATGATGCCAGCGTGACCGATGGCGGCACGATTGAGATCCAATACCGGCCCGTCCTGTCCAGTGGCGACTGGAGTCGGATCGAGGTGCAAGGCAGCGTCACGCAGGTCATCATTGCCGGCGTGCAGGACCGCAACGCCTACACAATTCGCGCTCGCGCCCGCAACCGGATTGCGGTGGGTTTGTGGTCCATGCAGATTGTGCATACCGTTCTGGGCCTGTCCGCCCCGCCACCGATATTCGATCGCTTCCTCGTGCTTGCACAGCCAGACGGCACGCGGCAGATGAACTTTGGTTACACCACCACACCAGTCCCCGTAGACTGGATGGGCGCTCAAATCCGGTATCTGTCCGGCACGCACCTGGCGCCCGACTGGTCGGCCATGAGCGTGCTCAGCGACTCGGACACGTATTACACAGCAAGCCCGGTGGAGGCCAACGCGCCAACCTCCGGTACCTACACATTCGCATGCCGATCGATGGATACATCGGGCAACCTGTCGCCCTATCTGCTGCAAACGATCACGCTCCCCGATCGTCGGTTGGGATCGGTCTACGCCGAATACGATGAGGCTGCAGACGGATGGAATGGATCCAAAACCGGGTGCGCCGTCAATCCGGACGGACAGCTGGAGTCCATCGACACCACCACCTGGTCGGCTACGCCAGCGTCCTGGGCTACGTGGACGCGATGGAATTTCGCACCCACATCCCCGATCGTGTACGAGACCGCTGCGCGCGATCTCGGTGCGGAAATCACAGGCCAAATTTCCAGCGATATTGACGCCGACGGATCGATTGCAGTTGAACTGGCCACCAGCGCGGATGGTGTGAGCTGGAGCGGCTGGGGCACCACCAGCGGAAGTATCACAACCAGGTACATCAAATTGCGCCTGACGCTCACCGCAACGGGACCGGATCCCGTGCCGCTGGTGAGAGGGTGGCATTGGCTAGTTGACGCGCCGCTAGTCGAGGAGTACGTCGACAACGTCGACATCAGCACATTGACAGGAGCCTACCGAATCGGCGTCGGAGACGTGCGCGCACCAATCGGCAACACCTATACGCTGATCAGGCGCAGCAGTGTCGTGGTGCAGGACAGTACCGGCGGCGACTGGACGGCAGTGCGCATTGACCAATCCAACAGCCCATCTCCGCGCTGGCAGTTCCGCAAGGCCGGCGTGCTGGCCGACCCCGAGTTTGTAGATTTTCTCGTCACAGGATTTATCTGATGCCATACCCATCAAGCGACGTCAATACCACCAACATGGACGCCGGAGGCGACAGCCCAGCGGCGGCAAGAGTTGATCTGCTTGACCTGATCAACAAATTCAACGATCTGCGAAATTTCATCAGCTCCGCAGCGCGAGGCTTGCTTGATGACGCTGACGCAGCCGCGATGCGCACTACGCTGGGCCTCGTCGTTGGAACGAACGTGCCATCACCAACGGGCTCCGGGGCCTCAGGCACATGGGGTATCAACATCACCGGCAGCGCCGGATCTGCATCAACTGCATCGACCGCAGTCTATGCGACTACTGCCGGGTCCGCATCCAATGTCATCGGCGTCGGGCAGTCATGGCAGGATGTTTCTCTATCGCGTGCGTTCGGTACTCTCTACACCAATAGCACAGGGCGGCCGATTGTCGTGGCCGCGACGCAAAACGCATCCGCCGCGATGTTTCTGGAAGTCAATGGTCTAGTCGTCGGGTACACCGGCATTGTCGCCACGATCAGCGCAATCGTCCCGTCTGGTGCCACCTACAAATTCGTCTCGCCCAGCACGATCTACACATGGGCAGAACTTCGTTGACTGGTAAATATTCAACAGCGGACCAAAATGAAACGACTTTTATCCTCCATCGCTCTCTTTTTTGCACTCTTGACATCTGCGTCGGCGATCGGCCAGACGCTGCATCAAATCATCTTTGTCCTGCGCCCAGACGCTGCTGGCCGATGGTACGTGCAGGATGACGCAGACCATCGAGCCATCGGCGTTGACAAATCCATTGGCGTCGTGCAAGGACCGGATTTCCTGCGCGTGTATTTCAACCCGGTATTCACCCATGCTGGCGCAGTGCAGGTAACCACTGACGATGATTTTGCTGCATCGCTCGTCGTCGGGGCCGGGATGGGAACGCAAAACGTGACATTCACATTGCGCGCCTGGCCTGCCGTCACCAGCTGGGACCCACCAATAAACCCGCGCGACGTTTGGAGCTACGTGCGCTACAACGGCGGCGGAAATTTGTGGGTCACGATCACGATGATCAACGACAAGAGGTGACGCGCATCACCGCCACATAGCCAAGGATTTCATATGGACATCGACCCACAACGTATCGCCACTCATCCGCTGACCGCCGGTATCGGTGGAGCGCTGGTTGGCCTGCGCTTTGCGCCTGGCCAGTCATGGGCAGAGCGACTGATAAACGTGCTGTCGGGCGCTGGTTGTGCCGGATGGATCGCGCCAGCTGCGGCGGAATTGTTCGATCTGTCGAGCGTCAGCTCTAAAGCCGCGCTGTCATTCGCAATCGGCATGTTTGGCATGTCTGTAGCGGCTGCTGTCGTCGAGGCGCTCAGAGCGGTGCACTGGTCCGAAATCATCACGAGCTGGACGACCCGGAGATGATCATGCTTGACCTGTTCAACACCGTGTCATCTGGCATCCTGGCCGCCGGCGCAGGATGGGCAGTGATGTCTCCTCGTGTCCGAGTCAACCTGGTGATGCACGTCGGCCTGGTGCTCATTGCTATCGGTTTTCTCGGCCTGGTGCTGATATCGCTCAATCCAATCACGTACCAATCAGCAACGTCCGCCGCCAGTGCAATCGTGCACATCGGCCTGGTGCTGTGCGCCGTGGGTTATGCGCAGCGTGCACGCAAGCACGGCCCCAGACGCAGATCCAGCGACTGGGTGGACCTGTGACCTGGCTGCGCCTCCTGCGCCTGCACGACTGGTGGCGCGAGGTCGAGGAGCCGTTCGACCTCGGCTATCCCGACAGCCAGCCGCCGCCACCCGACGACCTGGACTGCCCAGACACACAACCGACGGCGCCGGGTGCGCTGGACTCTGACCTTGGGGGACTGGAGCCATGACGTTTGATGATGCATTTGAAAAGCTGCTTGGACACGAGGGCGGATACAGCAACAATCCGGCAGACCCTGGAGGCGAAACCCGTTACGGGATCACCCGCATAACAGCCCGCAAAAATGGGTATCTCGGAGAGATGCGCGACTTACCAAAGGCCACGGCAAAAGAGATCGCCAAGCGCCAGTATTGGGATGCCGTGTCTGCCGACGCGATGCCAGATGCTGTGCGATTTGACCTGTTCGACGGAGCTTACAACTCGGGCCCGGCGCAGGCCATACGGTGGCTGCAGCGCGCCTGCTTTGTCGATGATGACGGTGTTGTTGGTCCGCGCACGCTGATGGCTGCAAGCACCTACAGCCCGCAGGCCATAGCGGCGCGATACAACGGCCACCGCCTGGGCATGATGACGGACCTTCCAACGTGGTCAGCATTCGGGCGCGGGTGGTCCAAGCGGATAGCGGCGAACCTACAGGCGGCGATTGGATGAGCATCGCTGCCAAGCTGGTCCTGCTGCTGGCCTGCCTGGTGGCCGGGTTCGCCGCTGGCGTGAAGTATCACGCTGGACAAGACGCCATCGCAGAGCAAGCCCGCCAAGTCAACCAGCGCGCAACGGAGCGCCTACGCCGGCAGAACAGCAACACAGCGGCGGTCGCACATGAAGCCGACAAGATCGTGATCAAGAAGGAATTTTTGCCCATCACGCAGGAGGTTGAACGTGTCGTTACTCAAGTCGTTTACCGTGATTCTGTCTGCCTGCCTGCTGACGGCCTGCAGCTCCTACGCGCCGCTATCTCCCGAGCCAACGGAGATCCCGGCGAATCTGGCGACAGCGTGCCCGCCAGTGCCGCAACTCCGTGACGGGCAATCTGGAACCGTGCTCAGGTGGGGCGCGCAACTGATCGAGGCTTACGCAGAATGCTCTAGCCGGCATCGGCGACTGGTCGAGGCTTGGCCACGGTAGCCGCCGTGAGTGGCGGGTGATCAGCGGGCGCGGATAGCGGCAGCGCACCGCTGCGCAATCCCTTCGATGCTCGCGTGGTCGTCGCACAATGCTGCGCAAGCCTCCCGCTCCCGAGCAACAGCAGCGGCTACTTGATCTACTCTGCAGGGTGGCCATACGATCCAGCCGTCACTGAAGCCTGCGCGCGCTCTCAGGTCCGCAAGCTCATTCACCAGCACCAGCACGTAACCGGGCGGCACTGCAGCAGGGGCGGCCAACTCACAAGGATTTCTTGTAGGTT